ACTACTCTAATACCTTCGTGAGTTTTTACAACAGGTTTTTCATACGGGTCTTTCCAATTTTTTATTAAATTTAGATAATATTCTTGACTATGAGTATAGTTGTTTAGTATTAAATCTTTATTAATACCATCTAATGTATGATTATTATGACTCATAATATAAAATTATCTCCAATTATATTTTTCATATCAATATTTTTTCTTTTAACTTTTCTATAACCTTTTTTTAAATTGATATATTTATTAAAAAAGCAAACTTTATCCTCGTTGTTTAACCAATTATGCCTTTGAAATATGTTTTTAGTTTCACTTTGTAAATAACCCATCATGCACAACCAATCACCTACTAAATTATTTCTATCTGGTATTAAATTCCCATTTTCTAATCTAGCAGTTATTTTTATGCCATGTCTTATTTGTGGATATTGAAATATATATGCTAATCCTTCATAATGTCCAGGTCCTCCTGTTACTTGAGATTCAGGATCAACTATTTCAGGATACGACATGGCAAAATATCTAGATGCATTTTTAGCAACATAACCCCATCTTATGTGTCCCCTTTTTTTATAATTTTCATCTAATATTCTTGTAAGTTCCATAACTGTATACTTTCTTTTTTTATATCTTTTATAAATTCTTTTTGCTAGGTTATCAGTATTAAATTGACATTCAACAAGAGCTTCTTTTATTTTCATGTCCTTTGGTAAATATAGTTCATATAAGTCCCTCCTACAAAAAATATTATTAGTTTTAAAATAATCATTGCCATGTTTCATAAAGTTAATAAAAGTTTGATAATGTTCATTTGAAAATGAAAATACTAAACATGTTTCTAATATTTTTTGTATATTTTCAACAGAATCAATGTCATATTGTTTTCTTATTTCATAACAAAAAGGATGCTCATCCCAATGTAATCTATGTGAAAATAAATGTGGATTATTTGCAATATAAGTATCTTTTCTTGTATCATAGCTTTCTAAAAATAAAATATAATCTTTAATATTATTTTTAACTGTATCAGAAATACTATACATTAATATCCCCAGTTATTTCTTCTATAATTTATAGGCGCAATATGAACACTACTACTTAACTCCATCTTTGTTCTAGCATATTCTTCAGGATCCATAAAATACCAATCCATAGGAGGAGTGATAACTTTATCATGATTATCTTTTAACAATTTGATAATAAAAGCAGTAGTATTTTGTCTTTCTTGAATAGAACCGTAGAAAGGTTGACCTTTATAGTAACCGGTCTTTGGTATTCTTCTGTCTTCATATTCTATGGGTACTGGTACAGCTATTTCAACAGGTATATTAGTAAGACGTTGCAATTCTTTACATTTTTCTATGTAAGGTAAAACTAATGCTGTAACATCTATATTTTTTCTTAGCAGGTGATGTCTTACATCAATAGATCCAAAGCACATTGTTATTCTTTTTACTTTATCTAGATTTATATCATTTAAATAATTTATAAAAGGAATACCTAGTTGTCCGTATAATGTTTTACCATCCATTTTAAAAATTAAATCTTTCTTTTGTGAAAATGCAATAGAATGACTGTCTCCTATTGTTAACCCTTGATAGTCTATATCATCAGTATTTATTTTATTTATAGATTTACATAATTGTGATACTTTATTGCACCAATCTATGTCAATATTTTCATAAGTTGATTTAGCATGTAATCTTTGTAAAAACATTTCACCGTAATCAGGCATTTTATGATCTAGTGAGATTACATTTTTACAATTTATCAAATTATTAAATTTATTATAAATGTCTTCACTAAGACCTCCAAATAAATTTAATGATCCTGAGAAATTTACACCATGATCAATATATACAATGTCGCATGTCGTTATGTCATTTGAACATTTATGATCAATATTTGCATTTAATAATTCTGCCCATTGGTTTGCCCAACCAAAACTATGTGATTTTACATTAACTGGAATGTTAGCTAATGGATTTGTGATACACCTCTTCATATTTTACTCCCGATTTTTCAAAAATCTTTTTTGTATAATTAAAACTTTCTTTCCATCTATCTGATTTGTTCTGGTCACAAGAAGCAAAAACCTCTTTTATACCTACTTGAACAATACCTTTTGCGCATTCATGGCATACTCCTAAACCATAAACAAACAATTTTGCACCCTCTAATGATATACCATTCAGTGTTGCATGATAAATACAATTCATTTCTGCATGCACGATATATTTATATTTAATCTCTCTATTATTATATAAATTTTTATCATCATCAAAATGTCTTGGAAATCCATTATATCCTTGAGACAAAACTTGACCTTTATTACCTATAGCTACACAACCAATTTGCGTAGATGGATCTTTGCTCCAAGTAGATATTTCTTTTGCAAGATTTAAATATCTATTCTTCCAAGTATTTGAAATGTTTTTCATAAATATGTAAGTTTTGTACTTGCCAATGAATTATACCAGGATTATAACCTAAATCATTGCTTAGTTTATTTAATACGTATTTATGCCAAGCATAATCATTTTTATAACCATAAACAACATCATTAGACCTCATCTGCACTACACAATCAACTTCTGATGATTGGGAGTTAATGTAGAAGCTAACTGCATTAGTGCAGATAAAATCGTTCTTGCCGTTATCTTGATATTCTTCCCATATACTAGGTCTTGTGTAGACCATAGTTGCTCTTCTAGAACCACGATTCTTTTGCAATTCTTCTTTAGCATGATTATATTGATTAAAATATAATGGTGAGTTTATCAATCTTCCGTAATTTGAGTTAATTTCTCCATTGCGATCTGCTGTATACTTCCATGCAGCAGGCGTTGGATCATAATATATATCATTAATATTAGATGACCCTAATTTATACCAATTTATTTCTGCTTCAATGTATTCTTGATTAACCTTACCAAATATAGTAGGCTCATCAGCGATAAACGAAGCACCTAAAAGTTGTATTGTTTTGCTACCATTGCGATCAATTGTAAAATTCTCAGCTTTTAGTTCGTCTTTAAAATGTTCTCTAATTGCATTTATATAAATCATTTTGTGTACCTATCGTCAAGTTCTGGATGTTCTATGCAATGGATCATTAAAATAATTAATTGTGTTGCAGCATGTGATAAATGATTTTTACCAGATTCTATGTCTAGATCCTCTCCTGAAAGCCATGCATTTAAATGCCTTTGTATTGATGAGTAAGTCCTTAATTTGCTTGTTGAATCACCATCATCTCTCCAATTATTTGCACCATACTTTTTAGCACCAAAACCAAACACATCAGCTATTTCTAATAATGCTTCAGGTGGAATTAAAGCTAATGGAGATTTTCCATCATCAAATTTCATAACTTACTCCTTATCTAAAAAATCTAGCTTACCAACATTGTCATAATGTTGTGGTGATTGCCAACCTTCTGGTTTTACAAGATCAGGTAATCCTAACGGATTTGGTCTTGTATCTTTAACGCCAATCTCTTTTTGCATATTTGCATGATGTACACGTTTCCATGCTTTCTTAATATCTACATTAAAAGCATCTAATGAACCTAAAGCAATAACAATAATATCTATAAAAGCATCTACTACTTCATCTGAATCTTTATTGTCAATTGCTTCAAATAACTCATCTAACTCTTCTTGTATGAAATTAGCTCTAAATTGTAAGTAAGACATTTTCTTATCATCACTTGCTTTTGTAATAAACCGATATATTTGATAATATCGGTTTAGTTTTTTAATATCACCTAGCATTAAGCAGCTTTTGTAAAGTCGACAGCTGTTAATCTGCCAGTTAAATATTGAATTGCAATGTTTGCTTCTTTGCCATAAAAACCAGCGTCATTCATAAGTGTTTTTTGCATGCGAGTTATCATCACTGCTTCTTCGTCAGTACCATAATCAAGAGTTTCCTCAAGATTTTTATCAAGCATTTTTAGTACTTGATATACTGGTTCAGCTACTTTTTCTAATCTTGCTAGTAATTCGTTTCTTTCTTCTTGATTCATAATTAACTCCTTAAATTATGTTGTTTTGTTTATAAAGTAATTATACCAAGTCAATATACAAAAGTATACACTTTTATATGATCATTTCCAACTATTAATCCAACCAGTTGGTTTAGGTCTTCTCTTAATAACATCTTTACTATGTTCTTTTTGTGTTGATTTGTTTTGTTTGATTAATAATTCAATACGATCATAGTTAGGTTGCAATATATAAACTGCGGCAAAAGCATAAACTAAAGTATCTAATGCTTCATTATGTCTTCTTTTAGCAACCCATTGGAACTTTTTAGCACCTTTAACATATTTAACAACTCTTTTTTCTGATGTTAATTGTTTAAAGTATTCTTCGTCTACTGTAGCAGGAAAATGTATAGCTGCTTTTTCTGCCTTTATTCTTGAATAAATAACTTCTTTAGCTGTATCTGTTCCTACAGGATACAAAACATGTCTTGCTCTACCAACAAATGATGGTCTTCCTGCGATTGGTTTTTGTGTTTGCGATGAGCCTTTTATTGCAAAAATCTTTCTATGCACTCTTTTAGAAGTATAAGCATATACTTGTTGAGTATGATGACCACCTGAGTCTACACATGTTGAAACTATTTTTAAAACTCTATCATCTTCTCTTGTAAAAGAATTTAATAAGTATTGATCTAAATCTCGCCAAACGTGAGTAGAAGAAGGATCGCCGAATATAACTTTATAATCAATTACCCAACATTCATTATTATGAGACCAACCTACAACTTGTGCTTCTAAACGATCACCCTGTACATCAACACCACATGTTAGCAATAATACTTCATTAGGAATAGTCTCATGATCATAAGTTTCACGCTTATCTAATAAACTACCATATTCAATGCTTTCACCTGGATCATCAAAAGTTCTACCAAGAGCTGTATTTACCCAAGTCTTAAGCATCTCTGGTTGATTCTTAACTGCGTAAAAATCTACAGCCATATCTACCCATGTTCTCCATGGACTATAAAGCTCTGATATGTGAAATCCTGCTATTTTTTTTGTTTCATTCTTTGCAATCCATTGACCATTTTGTAACATCCACATTTTTTTTGATTCAGGTATTACTGTGTCGCAGTGTTTACATGTATATTCTGCAGTTTCAGGTTTAGATTTTTCCCAATGTATTTGTTCCCATTCTAAAACCTGTAATGTAGCGCAATGAGGGCAAGGTACATGATAATAACGTTGATCTGATTCTTCAAAAGCAACTTCTATACGTGATAAACCTTTTATTGTTGGAGTAGATGTGATAAACACTTTTCTATTCCAGAATGTAGTAGTACGTTTTACAGCTAGATTAATAGGATCACCTTCTGCTCCTGCAGATGTTTCATATCTATCAACTTCATCGCATAAAAGTATACGTATCGGTCTAGAGGCTAATCCTGCAGGTGAATTTGAACCTACAATGTTAATATTACCTCCAGGAAACTTCTTAGAAAGTACAGTATTGCCAGAGTCTCTACTTTTTGGATCCTTTACTTTAGTTCTTAATCTTTCTGAATCACGAATCATATTAGCTAAACGATCTTTTGACCATGCTTGAGCCATAGCTAGTGTTGGTTGTAATACTAGTGTTGGAGATGGATCTTGATCTATAAAATAACCAACAATGTTATTTAATATTTCAGTAGCTCCAACTTGAGCAGATTTCATAAAAACTATAGTATTTATTTTATGATCATTAGCAGCATCCATAATCTCTTTTTGATATGGTGCTCTATCTGTCTTCCATTGGCCAGCTTCTGATGAAGATTCAGCAGATAACACCCTATATTGATCAGACCATTCAGAAACGGTTAAATCAGGAGGTGGGCTCCATATCTTTCTTGTTGACGAGAGTACTTTCTCGATATTCTTGTGGTATTGGGTCATTCGCTAGTTCCTCTAATGCCTCATATATTGATTGTTTAATGATTTTTTCAACTTCTGCAAAGTCTTCTGATGCTAATACTAAATGTGCAACCTTATTTGGTATAGTTAACATCCTTCCTCTACAGTTTGATGTGTAATTAATCCAAGTTTCTTCAACTTGATCAGTAGGAATCAGTTTTCCTTCTAAAACAGCTACATCTAACTGTGCTTTATCGGCTTGTGCTTTAGTTAGACGTGTTTTTTCCTCAGTAATGTCTCCAGAACCTTCTTTAGATGTATATCTGCCTTGCTTTTGTAAGAAAGCTATATAAGAACGTCTACAATGATCTAAATCTAATGGATTTGCGCCTAATTTAGCTTGAAAAACATCATTATTGATCAATTTTCCAACATTTTGGACTGTCATGAACAAGTGTTCCGCTACTTCTTTTCTAGTTGCCATTGCTTAATATTAAACTTGATATATGGGACCTCTGTCTAAAAAAAGATCGTGTCGCGAATAACCACATGGG